GCTGGTATTATCAAAGAAGAAATTATGAATGATAAGATTTGCAATATGTTGGTAGAAGACAGATATCAACTAGACGAATTTGCAATTGTAAAGAAAGCATTTGGTAAGTTAAAAAAGATGGGTAAAGATGTTAAGATGTGGTTTGGAAATTTGTTGACAAGGATTATGGAAAGAGTTAAAGTAGTATTTGATAAAATTAAGAACATGGGTTCTAAAATGTATGAAGCACTATTTGGTTTTCTTAATATTAAGGTTGACAAGGTAAAAGCATCTATGCCTAAAGAACTTGAAGGTTTTGTTTAATGTTGAAGTTTAACGATTTTCTGACAGAGGATAAGGGAGGAAAGAACCTCCACTTGGAACATATTGAGGATGAAATCCTTAACTATGGAGTGGATGGTGGTCGTGCCTCAATTAACTTTGTTCGGTCTTTGCGTGACATGCTCGCTGGTGCATCTCGTTCCTCAATTAATATGACCGTAAAATGGGACGGTGCTCCGGCAATATTTGCTGGGATTGACCCTTCAGACGGCAAGTTTTTCGTTGCAAAGAAATCGGTATTTAACGTAAGTCCAAAATTATATAAGTCTAATGCAGACATTGATGCAGATACTTCTGGTGACTTGAATGCAAAGTTTAAAGTTGCACTCAAGTATTTTCCTAAGTTGGGAATCAAAGGTGTTCTACAGGGTGATTTGATGTTTACTAATTTGGAAACTGAAAAGATTGATGGAACTTCTTATTATACATTCCAACCAAACACAATTGTATATGCAGTTCCAGTTGACAGTGACCTTGGTAAACAAATGAATAAGGCAAAGATTGGTGTAGTGTGGCACACCACATACACTGGTGATGAACTACAATCTATGCAAGCATCTTTTGGTGCAAATATTAGTGGGATGACTCAAACATCTGATATTTGGATGGATGATGCAACTTACAAAGATGTTGCTGGTAAGGCAACAATGACACAAACAGAGACAGATGCTGTTACTGCATCTCTATCAAATGCTGGTAAGACATTTAGAAAAGTTGACTCTGGTTTGTTGAAGAAGTTTTTAAGTCTACAAGAGAATACATTTAGTAAGGGTAATCTTGCTGGTGGTTCACTAAAGACATATAACAATAGTAAAGTTAGACAGGGTGAGAAGATTACAAATCCATCATCTCATGCAGCAGGATATATTAAGTGGGTAGAAGATACGTTTCAAAAACAAATTGATAAACTAAAAACTCCTGCCAAGAAGACAGAATTAGAAACAAAAAAGAAAGAGGTAGTTCGTGAGTTGAAGAAACACACAAGAAACCTCGCAAGTATTATTGAGTTTCAAAACCATATTGTTGACGCAAAAATGGGTATTATCAAGAAACTAAATAGTGTTAAGCAGATTGGAACATTTATTCGCACAAGTAACGGATTTAAAGTGACTGATGGTGAAGGATATGTTGCAATTGATAGAACAACTGGTGGTGCAGTTAAACTAGTAGACAGAATGGAATTTAGTTTTAATAACTTTACTGCAATCAAGGCATGGGACAGATGAAGACATATAAAGAATTATCTGATGAACTTATTGAACGTAAGGTTATGTCTCGTGACCAGAGACGTAAAGCCGCATTGCGTATGAAGAAACTAGCAAGGTCTTCTGCATTTAAAGCAAAGGTGCAACGTAAGAAGTTGAAAATGGCAGACCCTGCTACAATTCATAAACGTGCATTGAAAAAGGCAAGAGAGATTATTATTCAGAAATATTCTGGTTTGGACAAGGGTGAGTATAAAGAACTTCCACTTGCTGCAAGATTAGAATTGGATAATCGTGTTGTTTCTAAGAAAGGTGCTGCAATTCAAAAGATTGCTAAAAAGTTAAAGATTAAAATTAAAGGCGCCGAAAGAGAAAGATTGCAACAAGTAAGACAAGGTGGTAGTGAAGAATGAAAAGTTTTTCAGAATTAAGAGAAGCAAGAGATAACACAATAGTTTTTACTTTTGGTAGATTCAATCCCCCTACAACTGGGCATGAAAAACTAATTACAAAACTTTCTGATGTTGCAAAACAGAATAGTGCTACCTATATGGTTTTCCCTTCACATTCACAGAATGCGAAGAAAGACCCACTTCCACATGCAAAGAAGATTGCATATATGCGAGCAATGTTTCCAAAACATAAGAAAAACATTATCGCATCAAACAATAAGAATGTGTTTGCAATTGCAACAGAGTTGTTTGATAAAGGATTTAAGAATGTAGTGATGGTCGTTGGTTCAGATAGAGTTGATGAATTTAAATCACTATTAACAAAGTATAATAATGTAGAAGGTAGACATGGTTTCTATAACTTTGATTCTATCAATGTAGTATCTGCTGGAGAAAGAGATGCAGATTCAGATGGTGTTTCTGGAATGTCTGCATCTAAGATGAGAGCAGCTGCATCTGAAAACAGATACGAAAATGAATATGATGAAAGAGGTAAGTTGAAGAAAGAAGGTTTTGAGGCAGGACTTCCAAAAGGTTTTAATCAAGGAATGTCACTATTTAAGGATGTTCGTAAGTATATGGGTATTCGTGAATCGTTTAGTCCTATTCATGAAGAGATTACTTCTGAAGATGTATTCAGAGATATGTATATCAAAGGTGAAGTATTAAACATTGGTGACACTGTTACTGATAATTATACTGGAGTTACTGGTGCAGTAATTCGTAGAGGAACAAACTATGTTACCTTTGCAGAAGAAGATGGAACAAGTCATCGTAGATGGTTGTATGAACTACAACTAGACGAAGAACTTGATGAAAAAGAAGACCCAGATTTAAAAAAGAAAAAGGGAACACAACCCGCTAAGTATTTTGCAAAAGATGCCGAAGGTGATGAAATGGCAAAGTCTACTAAAGACAAAAGAGATGCACATTTCAATAAAGGTAAAGAAAAAGATGATGATGACCCTAGTGCATATAAACCTGCTCCAGGCGATGCATCTGCAAAGACAAAACCATCTAAGTCTACAAACAAGATGAAGAAGAAATTTCCAGACTTGTATAAAGAGAGTCAGATGATTGATGAAGACGCAGATAAGTCTCTTGCTAAAAAAGCAGAGGCATCTGGGATTTCAGTATCTATTCTGAAACAAGTTTACAAGAGAGGTGTTGCCGCATGGAGAACTGGTCACAGACCAGGCACAACTCCAGAGCAGTGGGGACACGCAAGAGTCAACAGTTTTATTACTGGTGGTAAGACACGAACCACTGCCGATGCCGACTTGTGGAAAAAACATAAAGGGAAGTCCGAAGAGAGTGAAGACCCTCGTGAAATCGGAACAGATGCAAGAAGGGAGACGACTCAAAAAATGACCCCAGGCCAAAAAGTTAAGTCGTTCACAGAACATGTAAGTTGTGGGACACCAGATTGTTGTAACGAATGCTCTACTTCTAATCTGATTGAATCTAACATTTTTCGTGTAGGTTCAGAAAAGTATTTTGAATTCTTTAATGAGAAAAGAACGCAATTTGAACAAGGAAAGTTAAATTTGCAAGGTTTTGATAAAGAACTCATTGAAGGAGACATTGGAAAATATGCAGTATATGAAGGAGAGAATGTTCCTTTGGACTGTCCGATGGTAGAATCAGAGTATCAAGGAAAAGATGTCGAACTAAATAAGCCAAAGGCAGGTGGGCCCAAGAAATACTATGTGTATGTAAAAGACCCATCTACAGGTAATATTAAGAAAGTCACATGGGGTGACACTACAGGATTGAAGGTTAAACTGGATGACCCAGCAGCAAGGAAATCTTTTGCTGCCCGTCATGATTGTGAAAACCAAAAAGACAAAACAAAAGCAGGTTACTGGGCATGTAACCTACCTCGTTATGCAAAACAACTTGGATTGAGTGGTGGAGGAAACTTCTTTTGGTAAGACCATATACTGAAGTATTAGAGAATGATTATATTATAAGAGAATTTTCTGGTGATATTAATGAGTCAGAATTAATCTGGCACAGAGATAAACAAACTAGAGAAGTAAAAGTGTTACAAGGTGATGGATGGAAAATCCAAATGGATAACCGTCTTCCCGAAGAACTTGAGAAAGGTAACAACTATTATATTCCTAAGATGGAGTATCATAGGTTAATTAAAGGTAAAGGAAATCTGTTGTTACAGATAAAGGAAAACGATTATGACTAGATACAGTTCGACAATGAGAGAAATCCTTTCTACAATTCGTGAGGGGAAGTCTGTTAAAGAAAATCCAGAGGATATGCAACCAGCATCTCCAGACGAAGGTGGTATGGCAAAAGACCAACTAGAATTCATGAAATATGCTGCTGATGAAATTATGCAACATATTGAAAATGGTGGTGAGTTCCCAGAATGGATGCAGAACAAACTCTCTGGAACTTTTGAGAAGATGAAATCTCTTTATGCAAACATTGACCATAATAATGTGGAAAATGTTAAAGAAGAACTTGACGAAGGTGTATTTAACAAACTAAACCTTGCTGCAAAAGACCTTGCAAAATATGCTGCAAAAGATAAAAATGGTTTAGATTATAAAGACTTCATGAAAGCTGCGGCAATGATGAAGACAGGTAAAGTTAAAGAACTTGTAAAGTTTGTTGATAACTTGGATACAGAACCAAGAGATGCTATCATCATGCAAGTTAAAGATGCACTTGGTAAAGATGCTGCAGAAAAGATGTTTCAAGTAAGTATTCGTGCAGAATTTGACCTTGATGAGATGAAGATGGATGACCCTAAGTTGGTTAAAGCATTTGATAAACTTAAAAGAGGTGATACTATCAAACTCAAAACTAGTTCTACAATCAGTAAAGGAACAGATTTTGTTGATTATGTTGTTAAAGCAAAGAATGTAGTAAACAAAGGTAAAGTAGAAAAAGTCACTCTAGTTACTAAAGGTAATGAGAAGGCAGTTAAGAAGTTCCTATACAAG